AGGGCGCTGAGACGGCTGATCGTGCGGTCGTAGAGGTCGAGGATGTCTTCGAGGTCGGTTCGGGGGTCGTCGTTGTAGGTGACGACGAACTCGATCGAGTCGCCGGTGTCGCGGATCGGGCCGCCGTTGATCGTTTCGGCGAGCGCCTCTTTGGCGACGGTGCCGACGTGGTTGTACCGGTAGCCGCAAGCGCCCAAAGCGCCGAGGGCGCACACCTTCTGCCCGGCCACCCACACCTGTTCGTGGAGGTTGTCGGGTTCCCAGCCTTCCCACAGCCGGCCTTTCGTGAGGCCGTTCTCGTGGAGTACCGCCCTGGCCTTCGTGAGGGCGACGATGACGTCGTCATTCAGCATTCTCGGGTCCTTTCTGCTGGTGGGGTTGGGACAAATGGGCTGTGAGGGGGCTGCGGTGCATGATCGTGCCCGGCTTGTGGCGGCGGCGGCGCACATCGTACTGCGACGACCACATCGGGTCCTTCCCGGCGCGGCGGCGTTCCCGCCGGTACTCGGCCATCGCGTCCCGGCAGACCTGGCAGTGGCAGCCGTACGCGTACCCGGACCTGCCGTGCGGGTAGTCGGGGGCCGAGAAGTCGACCCTCCGTTTGATCGAGACGGCCATCAGCAGCCTCCTTGGTATGCGGCGGGTTTGCCGCGATGCCACGCGACGGCCCACGCCGCCGCCCTCGCGTAGTCGGGGTTCGGGTTCACGACGTTCACGATCCTGGTCGCGCTCACACGGATGTTCCGCCACTTCCCGGCGATCTTCCGCCTGACGACCTTCGTGTACGTCTCCTGCGCGAACCCGGGCACCGTCTGCGTCAGCCCAAAGTACTTCTCCATCATCGGCACCACCAACGGCAAAGCGGTGCAGTCGGTCACGCCCTCGTCGGTGACCCCCCTTTGGTGGACACCCTCGTGTACGAGCGTCAGGACGGCACTCGACAGGTACGACACCCCGACGTCGTGGTAGCCGACCTGCAACGCGAAATGCAGGGTTTGGCACTGCGACGGTGACAGGTACACCGTTGGGGCGCTGATGTACGTGAACCCGAGGATCTGCGCGCCGATCTGTGTTCCCCTCGACGCCGTGTAGACCGCGCGGTCCCAGTCCGTCACGGACGACTCGCACCACACCGCGACGGGTTTGCCGGCCACCTCGGTCGCGACCTGGTCAAGCGTCGGGTGCGGCATGTTGCTCGACGCGACCGGGGCCGCGAACACCAACGCCGCCAACGCCACGAGTAGGAACCTCACAGGTGCTCCTCGACGATCGCGACCGCGTCCTTCGCCAACTTGCACGCCTCCCGCGCCAAATCGGTCGCCTCGTCCACGGTCGCGTCCCTCGTGATGTGGTCCTGGATCGCCAGCAAACGCACGTAGATCTCTTTCAGCTGTTCGCCGCCGGGCAGCTGAACCAGCTTGTCGATGTCAGCGGCTGACAGAAACATCGCTCGCCGTCGTGTACGTCGCCGGGGGCGTCGTTCCGCTCACGTTCATCACGGTCGCCCCGTAGAACGGGGGCTGCGGCACCGGCAGCTTCTGCCACCGGTCGTCCTGCTTGCGCAGGATCCGCCTGTCACTCGGGTCTTCGTGCCGCATGATCCGGTTCCAGTCCTCGGCCGCCTGGTCCTCCTGACCTAAAAAGGGCGCACCACAAGGGTGACCCTGTCCAGCTCCTTCAAGTGCTCCTCCGGGATCTCCCGGGAAGCGATGATGTTCACATGGTCGACCGACTCGGACAGGATCCACTTCGGCTCAACCAGGATCGTTGCCTCCTCGACGACCTTGCCGTCGTCGTTCTCCTTCTCCTGCAACAAGATCGCGTACTCGAAAAGCGTTTTCATCTGTAACCTCCCTTTCGTTTGGCGATGTCGCTCTGGTGATCCATGAAAGATCGAGCGTGACGATCGCCGTATGTCCTCAAGATGTACTCGTACTGCTCCTGCTGCCGGCGCATCGCGTTCTGCTGCGCCAGGATCTGCTTCTTCATCTCCATCGCCGTCGTCAGCGCCTCGTGCGACTGCCACTGAGCCTGGTTGATGTCCCTCACGTTGATCACGTCGCCCGGCATGATCTGCATCGGCGGCCCGCTCGACGTGAACTGCACGTTCCCGATCGACTTCCCCCGTGAGGGGCCGTCACCCACGTATCCGAGCAGCTCTGGCTTGTCCTCCTCATCTGATAGCCAATACGACAACAACGTACGCGGATGAAGCGGCTCCCCCACGGGTACCTTGCTGTTCGCCGCGAACCACGGACACCACCTGTCCTCGACCGGGATCCGCGGGAACATGCCCCTCTCCAGCTGGCCGATCGACCGCAAACACTTCGCGTGCTCGCTCTGCCGGCCGCTCACCAACTCCAATACGCCCCCGTACTTCACACCAACCGCGAACCAAGCAACGAAAAGCGTGGCTGCGAGGATCAGCGCGACGACCAAGGCTACCCGTCCATCATCGAGACGATGAACGCCCTGACCCTGGCGGGGAACCGGCGAAACTGGAACCACGATTCGTAGGCCCTACCATGTCTATCCATACCACCATTGTACACACACGCAGCGGTTGTGTGGGGCGGGGGCAGCCCGAAGGCCCCTTATCGGGGCCTCCGAGTCCGGCGTGGTGAGAGGAACATGAAGTCCGTCCCCGGCTGCTGCGCGATCTGGGATCGCCACCTCAGCCTGCGGTTCGTCTTCCCTGCCGCCTGCCGCTCGTGGAACGAATCGATCCGTCCCTTCTGGTACTTGCTGTGCGCGGTGTAGCACTCAATGCAGCGGCAGTCGTCGTAAACGTACTTCCGCCACGTGCCGTGCTCATGTGTTCTCATTCCATCCCTCCAGTGTTCTCAACATGCGCCCGATCTGGCGGCGGTACTTGATCCCTAGCTTCTGCTTGATCACGTCGATGTGGCTCTTGACTGTCCGCGGCGCGATCCCCAACATCTCGGCGATCTCGTCGTTCGTGTAGCCATCAGCCACTAGATCCGCCACCTGTCTTTGCCTTGCGGTGAGCAAGTTCCACCTCCCCCAGACGGTAGAACCACTTGCCGTCACGTTCGATCCGCACGATCCGGCCGCTGTCAGTGAGCGTCGTCAGCGACCACCGAACAATCGCCCGACGCCCATACAGCACCTGATCATCAACGGATACGTCGTTGGCGACGTACTCCTGCCCTGTCTTGCTCTTGTTCGCGGGACGCTTCGAGGATCGAACCCGACCCTCGTCCCGGCGGCGACGCGCACGGCCCGGTGGGACAGTGTGCGCCGCCTCCGCGATCAAGTACTCGTACGACAACTCACCATGCTCGGCCAGAAGATCCACGATCAGGATCGACCAAGGCGCCGTCAACGGACGGATGTTCTTCACCTTGCCCTGGTACTTCTTGCTGGCCGTTCGGCCCATTACCGCAGAACCTTGACCAGCCGGTCGAGGTTCTCCTGGGCATCCTTGGCCCGGTCGTACAGGTTCTTACGGTACTCGTCGGTCAGCTTCGCCGCGTCCTCGTTGGACATCTGGAGCGACTGCACCTGACCGATCACGGACGCCCACCGGCGCACCGAGTTCGGCATCCGAACGAACCCGGCCATCTGGCCGATCTCGCCCTTCCGCTTCTCCCATTCCGCGTCAACGATCGCCATCTGAGCGTCCTCGGTCCGTTCCGCGTTGATCCGGACGGACAGGTCGTTCAGCGAGGTCGAACGCATCCCCGTCTTCTTCACGAGGTCAGCGACCGACTTGACGACCGCGTCGTTGTGGATGCCGCCAAGACGCTGCAACACCGTGTCCGACATTCCGGTCGTGTCCACCCCGAGCCCCGACAGGTGCCGCTTCGTGCGCAGCGCCCGATGCCGGTTCGTGAGATTCGTGTAACTAACACCCAGAAGTCGGGAAGCGTCGATCCCGGTGACACCGGCGTCGATCAGGTGCATCGCCTGCTGCAACCGCTCGCCCGGGGTCGTCGGGATGCCATGCTTCGCGTTCGCTTCGTAAGTCAGAAGCGTGATCGTCTTGCTGTCGAGGGTCTCGACAACGTACGCCGGCAGCTCAGTCCAGCCAAGCTGAATCGCAGCTGCGACACGATGGTTGCCGTCGATCACGGTCCAACTGTTCTTACCGGACTTCCAGACCACGATCGGCGGGAACGTCGAACCGTTCGTCATCGCCTGCGCGTAGCTGGTCACGAACTCCGTCGAGAGCGGCTCCACAGTCACGCGGGCCTGGTTCCGCAACGAAGCTTCCATGTCGATCTGATTCAGCGGGAAGTCGGACTCGTACGTGAACGTCACGTTACGGTCCTTCAGCCACGCTTCCGTCTTCTCGTCGCGTGTCGGGATCATCCCGGTCGCGGCGATTTCCTTCTTAGTCGCGGTGCTTGCCAATCTAGTTCCTCCTTGATTCGATGAACATCGGCAGGTCGGTCGTAGCTTCTTTCGCCTGGCCGAAGTAATCCCTTACGATTGCCTTCACGCAAACGTCACACAGCCATTCCGTGTACTTGTCCGCGCGCCAACCTGTTGCTGCGCCCGAGCCCCCAACGCTGAGGGTCACGGTGTCGATCGTGTGCCTGTGGTCGGGATCTTCACGCTTCCCGCACCCCTGGCACCTGACTTCTAGCGGGATAACCCACCCCCTTCAGTCGATGTACACACAACAGTAGCACAAGGACACGGCCGTGGGGGCCGTGTCCAAGTGGTCGAATCTAGAGGTATTGGAGGGCCTCACCGGGGGGAGGCTAGGAAAGTGAGGCCCTCCGGCCGCAGCCTTCTACTTGAAACTGTTGACGCTGCCCCCCAGCTCACGCCAACCGTAGAGGCGCGAAATCATGGCTGTCACGAGGGCGTTCGAGTCATCGTCGTCGACCTCGAACTCCTGCCACATCTTGATGAAGCTTCCGATCAGCTGCTCGGTCGGCGTGTTCGCGTACTTGATCGCCGTCCCGGTGTCCACCGTTGTGCTGGGCACAAACCCTCCCTGGTCGATCGTACAGGTCGTGTGTACAATGGCAGGTATGAAGGACGAAGTCAAGCGTGCCTAAACGATACCGGCGAAAGCCGATCCCGATGGAGTCCGAGAAGCGGGCCAAACCCAGCGAGGCCTTCATCGACACCGACTCCCAGGACAGCCCGACCGCGGTCTTCCTGTACGAGTTCGGCAGCTGGGCTGACGTAAAACAGGTGACCTTGTGGCTCCACGAGTTGGGGGCAGCGCAGCTTCCGGACGATCATCCGGCCAAGCTGCTATTCCATGAGCTGCTCAAGTTCTCCGTACACGAGGTCATCAATGCGCCGAGCAAGAATCGATCTACGAGTCCGTCCTGAGGAGAAGCAGGCGTGGTTTGACGCCGCTGACGCTCAAGGGCTCGACCTGTCGGAATGGATCCGGCGCGAGATGAACAAGAAGGTCGCGCGCCCGAAGCGTTCTGTGAGTACAGATCGTGGTATGCTGACGGCGTAGGTCACCTCCTACGTCGGATGGAAAGGGCCCCCTGGACGAGGGGCCCTTTCTTTTGCCGTCCTACCGCCGTTTTATGGTGATGCTGTGCCTGGATCACCGAAGAAGCGCGCCCGCACCGAGCACGCACAGCTGAACGGCGAGATCACGACGCCCCAGCCGGACATGACGACGATCGAGAAAGAGATCGAGCGCATGACCGCGGAGATGAAGAAGATGCAGGAAGAGGGGCGCGGCGCCACCCGAAACGGTGGCACGAAGGAGTACATGCAGCTGATGGCCAAACGGCGGAAGCTGCAAGGCCAGATCGACCCGACGAAAGCCCCGGGGCGTGCGCGCACGAAGTTCAAGCGGTTCGAGATCGAGCAGAACGCGATCGACGAGCTGGTGCCGAAGGCGATCAAGGTGCTCCGCCAACAGATCGACGACAAGACCCTCGACCCGGCCGACAAGAGGGCCGCGGCCAAGATGATCCTGGAGTGGGGCAAGTCGAAGCCGGCGCAGAAGATCGAGCAGAAGGTCGACGGTGTGACGTCGATCATGTTCGAGACGGTCGCGTTCGGCGCGCTGCCGCCGCCCGACTACGACTACGACGGCGAGGTCGAGGAAGACCAGGAAGAACTTGAAGCCGGGGCCTGACGGAGTCGTCCGCGTCCGCGACGACATGTTCGCGGCGAAGATGAACCGCAAGCAAAAGATCTTCTTCGACCTCTGCAACGAACCAGGGTCAGAAGAGATCCTGTTCGACGGGTCAATCCGTGCGGGGAAGACCCAGGCCGCCTGCAAGATCATCGCTGCGTGGGCGTGGAAGTACGGAGGACCAAACTGGCGTTTCGTCGTCCTGCGGAAGACCTACCGCGAGCTGGCCGACTCGACGCAGGCCGCGTTCTGGAAAGGCGATGGCCGTATGCCACCGTCCTGCCCTCCGGAGCTGGTTGAGCGCTTTTACGCCAAGGACGAGACCGTAATCCTCAAAAACGGTGCACAGATTCTCTTCCGATCCGCCGAGAACGCTCACGACGCTGAGAACAAAATCCGCAACGTCACGATGGCCGGTTTCTTCATCGATCAGGTCGAGGAGTTCGACGGCGAGGACTACTTCCAGCTCTACGAGACCCTCCTGGCCCGGCTGAGCGACCCACGCGGTCCGCGCAAAGGACTCCTTGTCGCGAACCCCGGCCCAGAGGACCATTGGGTTTACAAACGCTTCGTGGACGAGCGAACGAAGGAACCACAGACGCGTCGCGTCTCGGTGACTCTCTACGACAACGAACATAACCTCCCCCGAGACTACATCAGGAAGATGGTTCGCCGGAAGGAGACGAACCCGCTTTTCTACCGCCGGTACATCCTAGGGGAATGGGGCGCGTTCGGCGGCAAGAGGTTCCCGACGTGGGATCCAAAAGTCCACGTCGTTGAGCCTTTTGACATCCCGGCCGGGTGGGAGGTCGTCTGCGCGATCGACTACGGGTGGTCAAACCCGACGGCGGTGATCTGGTGCGCGATCGACTTCGACGGCCGCTGGTACGTCGTCGCGGAGCACTACGAGAAGGAGAAGCCGGTCAGCGTCCACGTCCGGGCTATGAAGGCGGTGGAGGCCAAGCTGAACATTTCGCCTTCGTCTGTATGGATGGACCCCAGCGTTTGGGCCCGGCGCAGCGAGTACGAATCGACGGCTTTGGAGTTCGCTGACTTTGGTCTTTACGCGGCACGAGCCCAGAATGACCGGCTCGGCGGCTGGAACCGAATCGAGGAGATGCTGACCCAGGAGATGGCCGACAAGCTGCCCCAGCTGCGGGTCTTCAACACCTGCCAGAACCTGATCCGGGAGCTGCCCAGCGCGAAGATCAAGGAGGGCACCGACGACATCGAGAAGGAGAACGACCACGCCCTGGACGCCCTCCGCTACGCGATCATGTCCCGGATGCCCGTCCCCGAGGAGCGCCTTGAGGACGAGGAGCCTCACGATCTGAGGTTGGCCCGGCACTTCAAGTCGAGGGCCGACAAGCAGGAAAAGCTACGCCTGATCTGAGGAACAGCCGACCGTCCTCCTACGCTTCGGCCATGCCTCTGTTCGCAGTTGTAGCCCACCCCGAGTTGACTCCGGGAGCCTGCCGTTTCTGCGGCGACTTCCAAGGCCCGATGGTTGATACCGGCACCGACGACATCCGTGGTGACCGGCTCTACATCTGCGGGCCGTCTGAGACTCGACCCGGATGCCTCGGCCAGTTCGCACGCGCGTTCGGCTGGGAAGGTCCTGAGCGGCTCGTCGAGCTGGCCCAGACGATCGATGTCCTCCAGGAAGAGTTGGCGGCGAACTGGGGCAAGTCCGTCAACGTCAAGGTGCCGCTCGCCGCGATCGCCGGCATAAAGGAGTCCTGATGTACCCCCAGTACCCGTACCCGACGCCGGGGCAGAACGAGCAACGGATCCGGCAGCGGTCGATGCAGATGAACCCGGAGGGCGGGGCCGAGCTGGCCCAGAACACCGTGAACGCGCAAGCCCAACGGTACGCGCAGATGCGGATGCAGCAGATGCAGCGTCTCGCGGCAGCGATGGGCAACGCCCCCGGCGCCGCGGACTTCAACACGCAGATGAGCGCCACGCAGGGGCTTGACCCCGCGCAGGCGTGGAGGTTCATCTCCAGTCACTTCGCGAAGCTCGCTAACCAGCAGGGCTTCCAGGATCCCCGCATGTTCTTGCACCAGGCGCTGCGAGGTGGTGTCCCGTTCCAGCAGCCGCAGCAGCAGCCGATGCCGGGCACGCAGGGCCCCTACTAAGGAGGGATGATGGCGAAGAAAGAAGCTGTCGAGGCCGAGGTCACGGTCGAGTCGTTCAACCGGGGTGCAGCCCAGCTGTACACCCGGCGCGACCTGATCCTGGTGATCGGCCCGGTCGAGCAGGACACCACGGTCGAGACCAAGAGCGGTGTCCACACCGCCCACCCGGGCGACTACATCGTGCTTGAGGACGAGCTGCTGGACATCAAGTCCGAGCCGGACGTGCTCGAAGATCTGATCGTCGTCAGCGAGAACAAGCGCCATAAGTGATGTACCGGTCGCGCACCGTCAAAGAGATGGAGCGCCGCTGGGACAGTGAACGGCGGCTCCTGAACGACAGGATCGACCAGCTGATCAACAAGATCATGCACCTGTCAGGGAAGCCCGTACCCGAGTACGACGAGTACCCCGAGGTGCCCGCCGAGTACGACTACGACAAGCTGATGTTCGCGGAGGCCTCGCTGATGGAAGACGACCTTGCAGCCGGCTGATCAGCTGCGCGCGGCCCCGGTCTCGCCCGAGTACGCCGACCTGCTGAAGACGTGTCAGGAGCGGCGCACCGCGGCGATCAACGACCGCCGGCGCTACGAGCCTGAGTGGTACATCTGCCAGTCGTTCCTCGCCGGCCGGCAGTGGGTCGGCTGGTCGTCGCGCACGCGCAGGGTGATGGAGTTGGACAACCCGGGAGACCGTGAGCGGCACACCGTTGACGTGATCACCCAGTACCACCAGACGGTCCTCGGGAAGCTGTACGTCGAGGAGCTGAAGCCGGAACTGGTGTTCAGCCGCGAGGACGTCGAGTCGGAGAACATCGCGACCCATTCCCGGCAGCTGGTCAAGTACCTGTGGGACAGCGAGGTCGACGCCGACCAAAGGCTGTACCTGGCGTTGCACAAGATGCTCGCGTTCGGGACGGCGGCCCTACGCTGCTACTTCGACCCGACGCAGGGGAAGGTGCTCGGGCAGGTGCCGCTCGACGAGGAGGGCAACCCGATCGTTGACCCGCAAGAGGCGCGGACGTACATGGCCGAGAACTACGGGGAGGCGAAGATCCACACGATCCGGGAGGGCCGGATCATCTGGGAGCCCCTGTCACCGATGCAGATCCTGCCGCCGCCGGGTGTCGAGGATCCCACCCAGTTCCCGTGGGTCGCTGTTGACCGGCCGATGCCGGTCGAGTGGGCGCGGATGCGTTGGCCCGACAGTGCCGACCGCATCGAGGGTCAGGAGTTGCGGGTCGCGGACGCCCGCGAGCTGTCGTCTGATGGCGACTCGAGCCAGGCCCCTTCGGGCGCCGGCAGGCTGCGCGACCACTGTCTGATCACGACGGTGTACGAGATGCCGACGGTGGACAGCCCAGAGGGCCGGGTCATCCACTTCACCGAGAACGAGCTGCTTGAGGTGCAGCAGAAGCTGCCGTACATGCTGAAGGGGAGGCCCCACCATGGCCTCGTGTTCTTCCGCTACCACCTCGTCCCCGGCAGGTTCTGGGGGAAGGGAGTCGTTGCGCCGCTGGTCGGGCCGCAGCGTCAGAAGAACCGGGCGCGCAGCCAGATGATCGAGCTGAAGGACCGCAACCTCGGCCGCGTGTACGCGCGCAAGGGGACGCTGACCGCGTCGAACATGCCGATCGGGAAGATCATGGAAGTCATCGAGATCCCGTTGCACGCCGACTACCCGCAGGAAACGATGGGGCAGCCTGTCGGGCCGTGGGTCGAGGCGGAGGCACGGATCAACGACGAGGACATGGACCGGGTGTCCGGTCTGCGTGAGGTTTCGCTGGGTCAGGCGCCCGCGGGCGTCAGCGCGTACTCAGCTATGGCACTCCTGAGTGAGCAGGACGAGCGTCGCGTTGGACCAGTGCTGAAAGACATTCGGCATGGCATCGGTGACGCAGTCCTGCTCTCTCTGGAGCTGATCAAGAAGTACTGGCCGACCGGGAAGCGGATGGGGATCGTCGGGCAGGACGGCATGATCGAGGAGTTCATGTTCGCGAAGGCGCTGCTGCCGGCGGAGTTCTACCTCGACATCAGCAAGCATTCGCCGCTGCCGACGTCACCGGCCGCCGAGGCGCAAAAGATCTTCGACATCTTCCATGCCGCTGTCGCGGCGGGGCAGCCTTTGCCCCGTGATTGGCTCAAGGAGTCGCTCGACGCCGGCAGGGCCCTTCCGTTCCCGAAGCGGGAGATGGAAGTGCAGCGCCGCAAGGCGGAGATGGAGCACTACTTCCTGCAGGGCGGCCAGCTGATCCAGCCGGATCCGTTTGACGACGACATGATCCACCTTGAGGTCCACCGGGCGCACCGGTTCGAGATGGAACAGGCGATGCGCAACGGACAGGCGGGCGAAGAGGGCATCCAGCTCCTCCAGCTGCTGCTCCAGCATGAGCAGATGCACATGCAGCAGGCGATGAAGAAGCAGCCGCAGACCGGCGGGGTCCCCCACCTCCAGGGTGGCCATGGGATCGAGGCGCAGAACGGGCCGACGAATCCGCAGGGTGCCGCGCAGACAATGTCGGGCACAGCGCCCGAGACCCAGCCGACCGCATGAGATGCGCCGGCTGGGTCTTGAGCTGATCATCTCCCTGGTCTTCGTCCTGGCGATGTTCGGGGCGACGCTGGTCGGGAAGGCGCAACACTCGGAGCCGGTGTACGTGTACGAGCCGTGCGGCGGTAGCCCCGGCCCTCCTCATCCGGGCTAGTCCGTCCGCACCTGGCGCGAACATGTGGTTCGTGTGGGTACCTGGCGACGAGGAGGCTCCGCCTGTGAAGCGATCGTTCTTCGATTGGCTGCTCGGCCGTGAGCCCGAACAGCCGCCGGCGGAACTGCCGACGCTGCACGTGCCCGAGGGGCGAGGCTGGCAGCCCGGAGACCGCTACGACGGTCCCGCCGCCTGGTTCGACGGACCCGAAGTCGGGTTCGTCCGGTCCCCCTACGCCCTCGACGCCGAAGGGCGAAACCTGCGGGTGCCGCTGCTGCGGCTGACGTCGGTCGATGACGGCCACGAGGGCGACGGCAACTGGCACTACGAGATTGCTGGTCCCAATGACTATCCGCAGCGGGGCCGTGTGGTTCCGCTGGAAACGCGAGTTGTAGGTCGAACGGAGGTTCAGGCGTAATGGAACTTGTCCACTTCGGAGTGCCGCGCTGGCAGCTCGGGCCGGCGGCAGAGTTGCTGCGGGTTCCGTTGAGGGACGCGCCGATCGCGAGGCCCCAGCTGGACTGGCTTCGCAAAGAGTTCGACCGGATCCTGTTGATGGCGTCCGGGAAGTCCGCGTACCTGTCCGAGAAGGTGAAGAACGAAGTGTTGGGCGCCTCGGCGTTCTCGGCCCCCGGCACCGTGTATTTCGCCCTCTGGACGACCACCGCGGGCACGGATATGGACGCCTACAATGGTGGCACCGCGGGCGAGGTCTCGGGCGGATCGTACGACCGGGTGTCGAAGACGAACAACGGCACCAACTTCGCGTCGATCTCTGGTGACGCGGCGAAGGTCAACTCGAACGCGATCACGTTCCCGACCGCCTCGGCGGACTGGAACTCGGGGGCGGTGATCCCGCAGACCGGAGTGTTCGACGGGAACGCGAAAACCTCTGGCGACAACCTGCTGATCTGGGGGGACATCACCACGGCGAAGTCGGTTCTGAACGGAGACACCGCGCAGTTCAACACGTCTGCGTTCTCGTGGACTGAGGAGTAACCATGGACGAGCCGTACGAGCGCTCCTAAACCATGGCGCTAAAGATCGAGGTCGGATCGTTCGTTCAGCCGGGCGCGACGGGCAACCAAACCGTGAACCTCGCTGACGCGACGCTCGACGGGAAGGCCCTGATCATTTGGTGCACCCCGGTCGCGGCGGCGGGGATCGTCGCGCACGCGAGCATGGCCGTCGGCTACGGAACCTACCGCGGCGCGTCGGTGCAACAGGTCTACATCGCCGGGTTCGCCGAGGACAACGTCGCGACCGCCGACACTTACCGCGCGATGGGCACCGACGCGCTCCTTCGTCTGTGCGGCGGCACCGGCGCGGTGGACGCGGCTATGACTCTCGTGAGCCTCGGCACCGGGTCGTTCGTCGTGAACTGGAGCAACCTTCACACGACCGCGTCGATCGTCGTGAACTACATGATCTTCGGCGGCGACGACGTGCTCGACGCGGAAGCGGGGTCTTTCACCTACTCCGCCGCGACGGGCGCGCAGGACGTCACGCTCAGCTCGGGGATGGGCCACCCCGACGTCGTGTTCTTTGCCCGCACCGCCCGGATCAATGACAGTACGTTCGATGCGGAGGGTGAAGTGTCGCTCGGGTTCGGCGTCCGGTCAGGGTCAGGGAACGGCCGGTCGGCGCACTTTTCGTCAGACGACGCGGTTGCTACCGAGGCGTCCGTGCAACGGACGAACAACAACTCCGCGCTCTACTCCGGCACGGGCACCGGGACGGTGGAGTTTGTCTGCACGCTCGCGGCCGAGTCGGGGTGGCCGACGGACGGGTTCGAGATCAACAAGACCGTCGCCTCGTTCGCCGAAGATTTCCAGTACCTCGCGATCCGGTTCAGCTCGGACGTCACCGTGACGACCGGGGAGGTCGCAGCACCGACGAGCGGCACGCCGCCCGTCACCCGCACGCTGACGTGCGCGAACACACCGCGGGGGGCGCTGATCATCCACAACCGCACCGCAACGGCGAACACCACCGACTCGTCGAGCGCCGACGACGGAATCCTTGGCGTCGGAGCGATGGACGGCACTCGCGAGCGGTGGGCGGGGGTGTGGGACGACGACGGGCAGGCCACCGCCTCGGTCGCTTCGAGCGCCTGGACGGACACCAAGAGCTACCGCAGCTACACGCCGAACAACGACACCCTCGTGGCGGAGGCCGACGGGCAGATCAACGGCAGCAACTTCGAGCTGTCCTTCAACGACGTGGACACGATCGCGACGATCATCGAATACATCACGTTCGGGGAGAACGCCGGTGCCGCCGCCGCATCCCTGGTCTGGAAGCCCCCTCCGACCCTCCATCTACCTTACTAGGGGAGATCCATGTTTATCAACATGATCAACTACTCGGCCGTGATGAACGCAGAGGCGTTCACGACCGCCACCGACGTGTTTGAATGCACGCCCGCTGCCGACCGGGCCATGCTCATCCTGGGGATGCGCCTTGGGCAGACCACCGACCTCCAGGACGCCGCTGAGGAAGTCCTCCGTATCGGCATCTACACCGACGTGACAGCAGGTTCCACCGGAACGGCGATCACCGAGACCCCGTACACGAACGAGTCGGCGGTGGCCGCGAACACCGCTGCGGTCGTGACGAACCGTGGCACCGCCTCGACCGGCGGGACACTCATCGACATCATCACCTGGAACATCCGTATCCCACTCGAATGGTTCCCGCCGCCCTACCTGATGCCGAAGTTCTCGAACATCGCGGCCGAAGGGCCGGTGTCGTCGTTCCGGCTGCTCACCGCACCGACGGACTCGATCACCGTTTCGGGCGCGCTTTACTGGACCGAAGTGTAAATGGCCTTCAGGTACGTCCCGCTCCCGCCTCGGCCGCGGGCTCCGCGGTGGATCCCAACGAAAACCCCCGCGGGCGGCACGGTCACCCTCGACGTGGCGATCTCCGGGGCCGGGACGGTTACGGCGGCAGTCGTTCGCACCCGAGACATCTCCGCCTCGGTCGCCGGAGTTGGCGCCGTTACCGTGCCGATCGCGAGGACCCGGCCGATCGCCGCTGTTATCGCGGGTGTGGGGGCGGTCACCGCCGACATGATCCGGGTGAAGAACCTGGCCGTCTCGATCGCTGGAACCGGGGCCGTGACGGCTAACCTCGTGCGGACACGCGGGATCGCCGTCGCCATCGCCGGCATCGGGACCGTAGCCGCCGCCATCGTGAAGCAGCTCAGGTTGGCGGTCTCGGTGTCCGGCGTGGGCGCCCTCGCGGCCGCGATCGTCCGGAACCGCACCCTGAACGTCAACGTGGCCGGTCAGGGGACCGTCACGTCGAACCTCGGAACCACCACCCGGATCGCCACATCGATCGCTGGGACAGGGCAAATCAGCGCGAATATGGTTCGCACTGTCACCATCCGCACGACCATCGCAGGGGTCGGCACCATTGCGGCTGACTTTACGGTCACACCTGCCGGTGGGGGTGGGGCCACCGCCACCTTCAGGACACTCACTCGAGTGGGACGGTGAGTCGTCCGACAGGGCTGCCACCCTAACGAGCGATGCCTCAGCACGTACTGAACCGAACGATCACCCAGGTGGCGATCGATCAGTCCGGCGCCGGAACCACGGACCTTGTCGCGGCCCCCGGTGCGGGACTCAGAATCTACGTCGTCGTCCTCGTCGTGACGCTCTCAGCAGCGGGCACGATCAGGTTCACAGAAGGTACCGGCCCCACGAATCTCACCGGGGACATGCCGTTGGCGACAGGCGGCGGCTTCGTCGTTCTCGGCGACGGATACAACCCGATTCTCCAGACGAATACCGCGAACTCGAAGCTCTCGATCGTTTCCGCGACGGGATTCGCGGACGGTTACCTCCGCTATTTCGTCGCCCCGGACTGATGTCCATCCGACCGATCTCGTATAGGAGTAGGTAATGGCACTCACAATCACCAACGTAAAGAACAACGTCAGCGGTGGTTTCTACGAGACGATCGTGGACATCACAGGCGACTCTTCGTACGCGACCGGCGGCGAAGCACTCGCCGCGGTTGACGTGAACGCCCTGATGCCCCGCCTCGGCGGTGGCCTCACGGCGACCGACTCGGATCGCGTTCAGGTGTTCATCTCGGAGACCGACGTGGCCGGGCGGACCCTGTCTCTCGACAAGGTGAACGACAAGATCCTCTTCTACGCCGCGGGCGCCGAAGTCGGAGCCGCGACGAACCTGTCCGCGGTCACGATCCGCGCCCTTGTCCGCTACGGAAAGGCGAACTAACATGGCTGACGAAGAGACTCCTGAGGTCATCGAGGAGACTCCGGTTGAGGAGACCCCGGTCGCGGAGGCCGAGGCGTGGGCGCCATCCCGCGAGGAGTTCGAGCGTCTGACGCAGTTCCAGCAGGCGGCGGTGCCGATCCTGTCGCAGCTGCAGGAGATCATGTCCGACCCGCAGGTAGCGCAGGAGTGGGCGGGCGTCCCGCAGCAGCAGCAGCAGGCCGATCCCGAGTGGGACCCGTTTGAGCCGGAATCGGTGCAGGCGTACTTCAACCACCAGATTGAGCAGCGGCTCGGCGAGGCCCTCGGCCCGTTCGAGGGGTTGCTCGGAATGGTCGCCCAGGAGAAGGGCGAAGCTCTCGCCCGGCAGGAGCTGGAATCGATCCAGTCCGCCGTTGGCGAGTTCGACAAGGACACCGCATTCCTTGTCGCAGGGGGGCTTATCGAGCGGGGCACCAACCCGCGAGAGGCTCTGGCAAGCGCGGCCCAGTACATGCACACCTTCGAGGCGCGCGTCCGTGAGGACGAGCGGCAGAAGTACATGGCAGAGATGGGTGCGCTAGGCGGATCGCCGTCGGAGGTCCCTTCGGGGTCTGGGCCGGCGACCGAAATCGAAAAGGTCCCGACGGGTCCCGGACGGTACGACGTTGCTGTAGCGCGCGTTCTTGAGCGACGGCAAGCCGCCCGAAGGTTCCCGGTGGGATAAGGCACCGACGCGTTCCGTCAAGGAGCTGAAAGAGAGAAATGGCTGACGAGACCACAACTACCTGGGCAGAACTCATGCGGGAGGCCAAAGGCCCCCTGCAAGAGGCCCTGAAGTACAAGACGGTCCTGCTTTCCGAGGTCAAGCGTGACAAGAACGCGCGACGCTGGCACGGCAAGCAGGTCACGATCCCGATCTTCACCACGGTTCAGCAGGGCGGCGGAGGCATTTCGCAGTCCGGCACGGTGAACGACACCATCCCGGTGGACGTCGAGCAGGCCGCGATCACCTCGGCGATCGTCGCGCTCCCGATCAGCTTCACCACTCAGGTGCTGAAGCAGTCGCAGGGCGACGAGAACGTCTGGGCGGAGGTCCTCCCGACGAAGATGCAGCGGGCAGAGGACGCCTTCGGGCGGGTCATCAACGAGATGATGACTGGGTTCGGTACCACCGCGCAGGGTGGAACGGCGCTGTTGGCGGCGGTCGGCACGAACGTGGGTGCCTCGGGTGGCGCGACGCAGACGATCAACGTTGGCCTCACCGCCAACCTGTATCAGCTGTACGTCGGCCGGGTCATCGATGTCCGCACCCGCACCACGGGCGCGTACGTCTCTGGTGTCACCCAGCCGGTCACGATCCAGTCGATCGACCGTACCACTGGCATCCTGACCGTCAAGTTCATCGACAACTCGAACACCTCGTTCGCGACGGCGTCGGCGACTGACGGCCTGTACATCCAGGGTACGTACCGCTCGGGTGAACTGAACGCGCTTCTCGGTCTCGGCCAGGCGGCCGCGACGACGGGCACGTTTGAAGGGATCAACAAGGCGAACGTGGACGCTTGGCAGGGGATCGACTCCAGCCCGGCGGCCGCGACTGACCCGTCGATCGCGATCTTCGACAGGGCTGAGCGAGACGTGATGGGCCGCGCAGGCAAGCTGCCGGACTTCTACCTCGCTGACCCGGCCGTGATCGACAAGTACACGCAGGGCCTGACGGTGCAGGCTCGGTGGGCAGGCGAAGAGGGCACGCTCGCTTCGGGCTGGACGGGAGTCCGGTACCGGAACAAGCTGCTGGTCCCGGACTACGACATGAAGCTCTCGACGGCGATCGGCGTGCCGTTGGAGGACATGGCGATCTACACGCTGGACGACGGGCCGGACTGGGACGAGATGACCGGTTCGATGTTCCAGCGGTTCGGTACCCGCTCGCTGCCGGTCGAGTCCTGGCTGGTCTGGATGCTGCAGTTCGGCTTCCACGCCTGCAACGGCATCGTGCAAATCGGCAACCTGAACAGGGCCTCGTAAGCTAGGGCCTAGCAGACGGCAAAGGAAAGGCCCCCGGAAGGGGGCCTTTCTCTTGCGGTTATACCCGGCGGGGTTATACCGATCAGGGTAGGCGGTGCTCCATGTAGAAGAAGCCGGTCGAGCCGCGCCGGAACACTTCGGGCGCGTCGTAGATCGGCAGGATCCGCTTGAAGTCCACGCCCCAGTCGACGAGGTCCTTGGCGACCCCGAACGAGTCGAAGGGGACCATGTTGCCGTCGTAGCACTGTGGCACGAGCGTCACGCCGGTGAGGGCGGGGCTGCGGAACGCCTGTGGGAACCAGCCGCCCTGGAAGCCCTCCATCGTCCACGAGGTCTCGCGTTGGGGGCGGACTTTCCGCCACCAGGTGAACCAGTCGATGATGTACTGGTTCCCGCCGTCCGGTTGCCCGGCGGCGAGGGCCGCACCCTTCTCGTGGTTGATCTGCACGTCCATCTGGGCGTCGTCGCCGCCGAGGGCCGTGACGCGCCGGCTGACCCGCAACCGGTTGTCCTTCGCGGGTTCGTAGCCGTACCACTGAGGGTTCGTGTACACCCCGACCTGGAAGTTCTGTCCGCGCGCCTGGGTGATGTGGGCCTTGGTGTGCGCCCGCTCTGACCAGTAGACGTGGGTGAAGCCGTATTGGCGGAGCCGGTCGTATGAGCTGACCTCGGCTCCTTCGTTGACCCAGATCGCTTTCATGGGGTCATTCTGCGGGTGGCGTCGGCCGATCCCGGTCCTAAACTAGTCGCGTGTCTACCTTTGGGGAGTTCAGGCATGGAGCGCTTTACGTTGTCGAGCAGGCCCGGAGCCAGGATTCAGTTCAGAAGGCGCTTCGGGGTATCGACGATCGTCTCTTCTTGGAACGTCAGGTCGGGTTCGACGGCCAGCCCGTTTGGTGTGTCTGCGTTGCGCTTGACGGCGACCAGCCCCCGGTCACCATCCTTGAATGGCGCGACGAGGACGGAAGCCCAATCCCAGACCCGTCAGATCGCTTGGTTGACCGGGTCCGTCGGATGGAGCGTGACGGTGCCCGTCTTACGGCCTCGGTGATCGAGAAGAACAGGCGGTTCCAGGAGCAGAAGGTCAAGGACATGGAGACCACGATCACAGAGATGGCGAAGGAGCACGGGAAGCTGTCGACCCGGGCGCTGATGCCGGTCGGGAACAACCACAAGCTGCTCGTCGCCCGCCGGCGCAAGCGGAACATGGGTGAATGGAGTTTCTGAATGGCCTTGAAGTGGAGGGTCCTCGACAAAGGAATCGACGGGTCGTTCGTGTGGTTCAAGGTCGGCTACTTCGACACCGGGGCACCTGACACGATCGTCCAGGAACGCCGGTTCTCGTTCCCCGGTGCGGCGACACGAGACGCCGCTGTTCTTGAGTTCCAGACGTACGGCAGGACGCTCCGCGAACGGAACCTCCTCCACGCTCAGATCGACATAGACGCGGAGGGGACACTGTGACGTACAAGGAACTCCAGGACGAGGTCATCGACTTCCGCTTCAACGAGGGGCGCCGCGACATCATCAAGCGGCTGATCGACCGCCGCTACGCGATGGTGTGGGCGGCGGCGGAGTGGCCGTTCAAGAAGATGCCGCGCACAGCCTTGACGGTCGGCGCGTCGCTGACGGGGCTCACGATGCCCGCCGACTTCGGGCGGGCGCTGCATCTCGAAACATCTGCCGGTGAGCCGTTGAAGTACTACCCGCCCGTAGAGTTCCAGGACAACTGGGACGCCCTCGACAGCTCAGCCGGAACGGCGACCGACTACACGGTCATCAACGGCACGATCTACGTGCGCCCCTACCAGGGGGCGGGCGCGTCGTTTAGCCTCGCCTACGAACGACGGGTCAGCCATCTCGCCGATGGTGTCACCGCGACCGCCGGGCTGATGAACAGCGACAACGACACACCGATCTGGCCGGTCGAGCATCACTACCTGCTCGTGTTCGGGGCGATGGCGGACGGGCTCAAGCTGGAGAACGACAACACGTGGGAGGCGCTCGAAGACGCTTACGACCAGTCGATCCAGACGATGATGCAGGACCTTCTGCCCCCCGACCACGTGGGCACGTTGCAGTACGGCCGCGACCTGGGGATCTAAATGCCGCGCCAGCGTGGGGCTCCTGCTCCGATCCGCACACTGGTACTGGACGACTTCTCCGGGGGGTGGAACCCTCGGGACGCGTTCTCGCA